GTTCTTTACTCGTAAGCAGGACAATGAACACGAGTTAGAGATTATGCGCTTACAGTTGCAACGAGGTGCTCAAGAACACCTTTGGAAGATGGAGGAAATTACAGCAACCGCTGATATCAAGGAAGGTGAATTAATTCACGCTCCTATGAACTCTTTTGGGGTGCAACTTCTCGATGCTGCTAAGGGACATGGTCTTTCGGGTTGGGCGCTTTACCCCGTTTTTTATACATTCGCCATCTTGGATTTCTTAGCTGGTATGGTTCGCCCTGGAATTACATACGCAGCATTTGTCTTTTATATGGCTGTTAAATGGGCGCAGTTGACAATCGCTCAAGATAACACTCAATTGGAATACGCATTACTTTCTGTATGGGGGGACGAAGATCGTGCGATTTTAGTCCTTGTTCTATCCTACTGGTTTGGGCAACGTTCAGCTAAAGCTGCTTTCGGCGGTTCAGCAATGACGGCGTATAAAGGCTCATGATTCTTTCGAAAGAAACCCATGCCTTCCAACAGGCTCTGGTTTTGGCGGAAACAATTGCAAAACCGTTTGAAAGTTGCTCCCTCCAAGCCTATTGGGATTGTGCAGGATTTCCCACAAACGGATGGGGAAACTTATTATCTAGAGTTACAAAAAAGCAAATTATCAAACAATTCGGATTTAGCGAAAAAGAAGCTGATCGCTGGCTCCGGGAAACTTGGCCAGATTTAACTCAAGCTGAAGCGGACTTAAAATTTAGAATCAATATTGATAAAGCTTTTAGTTCGGCTAAGAGACTTGTTAAAATCCAATTAACACCAAATCAATATGCTGCACTCATTGATTTCACATTCAACTGTGGGGCGGGAAACTTGCAAATATCTACCTTACTTCGACTTGTAAACAGGGGTGATTTTGTTGCAGCAGCAGATGAATTTGTAAAATGGAACAAAGCTGGTGGTGTAATATATCGAGGTTTAACGCGAAGACGAATTGCAGAACGAAACGTCTTTATTTCGAAAGAATAGACAATGCCTGAAAAAGATCCGTCAACCTGGGCCATGACCACATGGTTATTTGCTCTTATTTGGCCGGTCATAGGAGGTCTCGTGAACTGGTATTCAAGAGTACGTCAAGGTTATACTAGAGCTTTCAACCTTATTGAATTGGTCGGAGAAATTGCGACTGCCGGGTTTGTAGGTATCCTTGTATTTATGGGGGTTACTGCTTACGGTGCCCCTGAAGGGATTGCAGCAGCGGCGTCCGGTATTGGGGGTCATATGGGTACAAGGTTGCTCTACTTGGTCGAACGGATAATTGAAGAGCGAGTATCCTCTTATAGAAAGAAAGAAAATGTTCCTAGTTGAGGATGGGACAGGGTTAGAAGAAGCTAACTCCATCTGCGATATTGCCTTCGCAGATACCTACTTTACTGATCGCAGTGTGACAGCTTGGACTGGAACAAATGTGGTCAAGCAAGGTGCACTCATTCAAGCTACAGATTATCTTGAAAATCGCTTTAGCCATCTATTTATTGGTGACAAAAAGAGCACCGTACAGGCATTAAGTTTCCCAAGGGTTAATACAGGGTTGGCCGAGATCCCGGTGCAGGTTAAGCGGGCAGCGTGTGAGTATGCAGTGCGAGCTTTGGGCGCTAAACTACTACCGGATCCCGAGATCCACGCCAGCGGTCAAGGGTTAGAGCGTGTCCGCAAAAAGGTCGGTCCAATTGAAAACGAAACAAGGTTCCAGTATCAAGGACCTGGCACAGTTCGTATCCTGCTTCGCCCCTATCCGGCAGCAGACATCCTGCTCAAGGATCTTATTCGCAACAACTCTGGAAGGGTAATCCGTGGCTAATCACTCCGAATTCGTTCTCCTTGCTAAGGAAATGATTCGCGAGGAGGGTCGCATTATTCGTCTTCAGCTTTTAGGTTCAACTGCAGAAGACCCTAGCAAACCGTGGAAGGGTTCCTCCTACGACAATGTTGAACGTGAGCTTGTTGCAGGTGCAGTTTTCGTCCCTGTAGTTGGGCGCGACCTTGGTACAATTGTCCGTGACCAAGACCTTCTTAAAAAGGCCAAGCATATTGCCATCGTTGAACCTATTGACGAGGGCTTGGAAGAGAAAGTTGCTCGTATCAAAGATATTGATGGTACAATGTGGCGTGTTGTATGGTGTCAATGTTTGAAACCGGCAACCGAGACAATTCTTTACGTAATGGGCTTGGATAAATGACTTACGAGGAAGCTCGTGATGCTATCTATAAGGTCTTCCTGGATGCCTGGGGGGAGAAGCCTGTTATATGGTCAGATACGTCTGAGCGAGTACCGGATGAATTAACTCCGTGGGCAAGGGTGATCCTTCGCCATGCAGTAGGGCGCCAAGCTTCTTTGGCTAGCGATAAAGGTACGAAGAGGTTCAACCGTGCCGGAATCCTCCTTATACAAATCTTCACGCCGATTGGACGGGGCCAGACGCAAGGCTACCAACTAGCGACGATGGTTGCCAACGCCTATGAAGACGTCAAGTTGGACGTGTGGTTCCGCAACACGCGAATCAATGAAAAGGGGTCAAGCGGGAACTCCGACCAAATCGATGTCCTAACGGACTTTCTTTATGACGAAGTGAGGTAACTTAAATGGCAAACAAGATTGACAGTAATATCACAGGGCTTCGCTTCGCTGAAGAACTGTCCCTCAAGGTTCTCCCCGGATCCCCTGTTTGGTATCCGCTGGAGCCCAATTCCTATTCGGACTTTGGCGGTCAGATTTCGACCGTTGCCCGAGCTCCAATCAACCCGTCGCGCCAGCGCAAAAAGGGCGTTACAACGGACCTGGATGCCTCCGGTGGCTTCAACCAGGACTTGACGCTGACCAACATGACCCGCCTGATGCAAGCATTCATGTTTGCCGACATGCGTGAAAAGAAGCGTACCAACGGACTCAACGCTGTTGCTGACACCATTTCATCCGTTACCTCCGGAACAAAGACTTTTGCTCTTTCCGGAGGCGGCGTTGGCTTCAAGCTAGGCCATCTGGTCAAAGCTTCGGACTTTGCTACGGCTGCCAACAATGGCGTCTTTACCGTGGCATCTGATGCGCTTGCAACGTCGGTTGTCGTTGTGGAAGCTGTCGCTTCCGAAGCTTCCCCTCCGGCAGCGGCGTCGCTTGCGATTGTGGGCTTCCAGTTCCCGTCCGCAGATGTCCAGATTAGCATGAATGGTTCCTTGGTTCGTCTTGTTTCTGTCGCCACCAACATGACCACACTTGGTCTGATTCCCGGTGAGTGGATTTACCTCGGCGGTGATGCAGTTGGTACGACCTTTGCCACAAACAAAGGTTTCGCTCGCATCAGCACCATCGCTGCAACCTACCTGGAATTCGACAAGATTACCTGGACTGGTGCAATTGCTGAAGTTGGTACAGGTAAAACTATCCGTGTCTTTTACGGGGATGTTCTTCGCAACGAAAGCAACCCGGCCCTCATCAAGCGTCGTACCCTTCAGCTTGAGCGCACTCTGGGCGACGATGGTAGTGGTACTCAATCTGAATATCTTGTTGGTGCTGTTGCAAACGAGTTCACGATCAACATCGCCCAGGCGGACAAGGTTACTGTAGATCTTAGCTATGTTGCACTTGATAACGAACAGCGTACAGGGGTGCAAGGGGTCAAAGCTGGATCCAGGCCAACCTTGGTTGATTCAGCGGCGTTCAATACTTCCTCTGACTTCTCCCGCATCAAGCTATCGCTTGTCTCCGCAACGGACCCGGCCCCGCTGCCTTTGTTTGCCTTTGCTACAGAGATGAACCTGTCCATCAAGAACGGAATTACCCCAAATAAGGCAATTGGGGTACTGGGAGCATTCGATACTTCAGCTGGCACATTTGAAGTTGGTGGATCGATGACAGCTTACTTCGCTTCCGTTCAAGCTGCACAAGCTGTTCGCAATAACAGCGACGTCACGCTGGATGTGGTCATGCTTAAGAAGAATGGGGCTATCCTGTTTGACATTCCCCTTCTGTCGCTCGGTGATGGTCGCTTGGCAGTTGAAAAGGATCAACCTATCACTCTTCCGTTGGAAACCAACGCAGCAGAATCGAAGTTTGGCAATACCCTGCTGTTCCAATTCTTCAACTACTTGCCGGATGCAGCTGGCGGGGTGTAAGCTTAATCCTGCTTCAAACAAGGGGAGCTTTTGCTCCCCTTTTTCTTAATCTCATGAGGTGAAACATGTCCCTGTACTCACAATTCCAAACAGACAAGCATATCGAAAAAGACGGCGTTGTTCTGGAATACGGTAAGACCGCTGACGGTCGTGTCATTAGCATTCGCATTGCTCGCGCTGGTGGTGCTAATACGCGATACACAAAACTTCTGGAGGCTGCTACAAAGCCTTATCGTCGCCAGCTTCAAAACGATACAATGGATAGCGATGTTGCAGAATCCATTACCCAAAAAGTTTTCGCTCAATCCGTTGTTCTTGGTTGGGAAAATGTGGAATTTCCGATCTTGGACGAAAATGGCGAACCCACGGGAAAGTTTGAGGATGTTAAATTTACAGTTGACAACTGTGTAAAGCTGTTCAAGGATCTGCCTGACCTTTGGATGGACATCCAGAATCAAGCAACGCGAGCTGCTCTCTTCCGTCAAGATATCCTGGAAGCTGACTCAAAAAACTAACCGAAGTTCTGCTCTACAGTCTAGAGCAGGGGCCAACGGAGCGTTCCATTATTAAACAGTGTTTTCAGCAG